TGGTTGACGGTGACGGCGCTGCCGGTGGTGGCGGTGAAGCTGGTCTGGCCGGGGGTGGTGGTGTTGGAGTCACCGACGTCCAAGACGACGGTCCCGGCGACAGTGCCACCGGCGCCGATCCCGTTGCGCATCTGGAACCGGCTCACGCGTCCCGTGAATGGCGACTGCGTCGCGTTCTGGGCGCCGACGACCGGGGCCAGGGTGCTGGCGAAGATTGACGTCACTCCGGCCTGCGTGACCGTGGTGCCCAGTTGGGTCCACGTCGTACCGTCGGACGAAACCCAGAACCGGACATCGCGACCGGTAGCGCCGTTGTCGACGTCGAGCGTGGCCGCAACCCAGCGCAGTTGTCCGCCGGTCCCCCCGGTCACGGCCACCGAAGACGGCACGCTGCCGACTCCCGAGCTGCCGGTCGCGGACCATGTGAACACGAGACGCCCAAGGTTGTCGAGCTGGAACGTCCATGCACGATTTGCTCCGGCAGCGTCCCACATCGCAGCGATGGTCTGGGTCACGGCTGGCGTCCATGTCGGCGGGGCGATACAGGCCACCAGACCGACGTCACCTGTGATCTGCAATGGGGCCGCGTTCGGCACCGAGCAGTAGTTCCCCGACATCCCTGGGAACACCAGCTTGCAGGTCTGGGTCACCGTCACCGGCTGGCCGCTGGTGGCGGTGAAGTGGGTGGCGTCGGTCATCGTCCCGGCGTTGTTCTCGGCCACGTCCAGCACGGTGGTTCCGGCGATCCCGTTACGGATGATGACCCGGGCGATGCGGCCGATAAACGGGTCAGTCGCCCCCGTGGTGTGCGTCCCGATCTCACCAGGTTGAACCGGCTGTTGGAGCGCACCTGTCACGGTCGTGACGTCAGCACCGAGCTGGGTCCATGTCGTTGGTTCCGTTGGCGCATCCGATGCGGTGTAGAACCGCAGCAAACCAGTGGAGGCAACACGGGTCACCTTCAACCAGATTGTGGCACCCGGCGTCAGCGCCACGGTCGACGTGTAGGACGAGCCGGTTGGGTAGATGGCGAGCTGAGCGAATGAGGTGGCCGTGATCCGGAAGATGAATGAACGATCGGGTACGTTGGTACGCCATTGAGCGACAATCGTTCGGATGGCGCCTGCGGACGGTACGACCAGTCGCGTCACCATCTCGAAGTCGCCGGGCAGCGCAATCGCCGGTACCGACAGGTAGTTGCCGGTGACGCCGGGGAACACGAGCTGGGCCCGGTTGATGGCCTCCATCTGCACCCAGTAGATGCGGCCCAGGAACAACAGACCGACCAACAAGAAATTCGGGTCATCGAAGGAGGCAGCGTCGCCCCGGACTGCCGTGCTCGGCGGGCCGATGGCCGTCCACGTGACGCCATCAGGTGACGTGAACCACTGCCCCTGCGCGGTGTTGTTCTGCCAGCCCGGCGTCACGCCGGTCAACACGCCACGAATGTACCGATCGACTCCCGGAGGGGTCAGGCCGAGTGGCGTCCGACCTCCGGTGCTGACGACGATCTGGGTCCCAGGCGTCCCGACCGGGTAGCCGGTGATGCTGGTGCCAGTGAGGTACGAGTGCCCGAAACGGTAGGCCAGCGCGGTGGTGCCAACAGTGCCCTTCTGGACCACCATCCTCGATGTCGTCGTCTCGGTCGAATCGTCACGCAGGTATGCCGACCATCGCACGCTCCCGTCGATCGTCAATTCGGGAGCGTCAGCGGCGGAGACGTACCTGCTCGTTGTTCCGTCACCGACGAAGTACCGCGGCACGATGGCCGACGACAGGATCCCAGCCGAGCGAGTCACGACGTCAGGTCTCCCATGATCACCCAGGCGTTGGCTTCGATCTTCTTGCACGTGCAGGCTGAGTAGCGGGCCCGCAGCTTCAGCCCCGGCGTGCCGTTGAGCGTGGCCCCGGCCCCAGCGACGAAGGTCGGCTGCCCGACCCCGTACCACAAGAAGTCCACCTCGGCCCCCAACGGCAAGGCCGCGCTGGCATCCGACGGCATCGTCACCGTGATCGCCGCGGCGTTCGACAACGTCACGATCAGCCCCTCGTCAGCGGGCGTCGGGGTGTAGGTGGTACTGACCTGCGCGTTGATGCCCCGGTTGACGCCCGCCGCACCAGCCGGACCCACCGGACCAGCCGGACCGACCGCGCCTTGCGGGCCTGCCGGACCAGCCGGGCCCGGCACGCCCTGCGCCCCGGTGGTGCCGGTCGGACCCTGGGGGCCGGTTGTCCCGGCCGGGCCCTGTGGCCCCGCCGGTCCTGGCGTCAGGGCAATGTTGTCGATGTTGGTCTGCAGCGCGGCCATCTCGGCTGCTGCCTGGCCGAGCTGGGACTGCACGTCGGTGCCCGGCATCTGTGGCGCGTTGGGGGCGGCGGAGACGGCGGTGGCATCGTGGGCATCGACCGCCGTTGCCTCGTGGGCCAAGAGGCCATCGTTCATCAGCGGGGTCAGCGCCGAGACCAGCATCTTCTTGGTGTCGACGCCGTCTTGGACGACCAGGTAGTTGGCGTTCTCGGCGGTGGTCTGCTCGGGCAGATCGGTGATGGCGACGGTGGCCACGGTTCCTCCTAGCTCGCCTGCTGTGCTTGCTGGGCCTGGCGCCGGGCGATCGCCTTGAGCACGTCAGCCTCGTCCTTGATCCCGTAGTACTGGTTCAACAACTGCGAGCGCTGCTGCTCGGGGGTCAGCGTCCGCACCGGCAGGCCCAAGAAGCGAGCGATCGACTCTGCCTGACGATTCTTGCCGGTGCCGCCACCACTGCCGGTCAGGCGAGCCCCCCGATCGAGCAGCGGGTTGACCGAACGCAGCAGGTTCTGGAAGTTCTCCGAGACCTCGCCAGCCTGGTTGGTCTGGCCGAAGATCGGAGCCAGCACCCGCGCCGGGAGCCCGAAGAAGCCTTCCGGCGTGGAGTAGTTGGTTGGCCCGTAGTTCTGACCGGTGTAGAGGTTGCGATGGGTGGCGTACTCGATCGGTCCAGTCAGCCACGGGTTGGCGTTCGACAACACCGCGGCGGGGTTCGACAAGATGTTCTGGATGTCGGAGATGTCCCCGCCGACTCGCGTGGCACCGAGATCGGGGTTGATGTAGATCGGCAACCCGCTCGCCTCCCCGAGGATCGGCAGGTTGTTGTTGGGTACCTTCATGCCGGTGTTGACAGCACCGAAGACGCCGGGATCGAGCCAGTATTGCGGCGTGTAGTCCTCGGGCTTGCGTCCGAAGTTACGGACGACCGACGCGTAGATCTGGTAGGCCTGCGGCTTCGTCCACATCTGAGAGATCTGCAGCGGAAGGTTCCGCGACATGAAGGTCCAGAACGGGATGAACGGCTTCATCTGCTTGTCGAACTGGGAGATCTGCCCGTAGTCGAAGTGGACGCGGGTGATCCGTGACAATGCTCCGGAGATCGACTCGCCGCGATCGAGGGAGTCAAGGGCCATGCCCAGACGCAACGCACCCTCGACCCGCTCACCCCAACGCTGCGAGAAGCGAGTCGCCTTGTTCGAGGCCAGCTTGTCGTACCAACTCGCCAGGGTCTCGGACTTCAGGTCGCTCATCCCTCCGGCTACCCCGGCCTCGGTGAAGCGGCCGCCAGCCCCCGAGGCGAAGGCAGCCTCGAAGGCATCCTTGACTCGCTGATCCTGACCTTCCAACCAGTCGGCACCGCCCTTCATGTACTTGCCCCACAGGTTGGCGCCCTCGAATTGGCGGGCCAATCCGACGCCATCGGAGGTGTTCATGAAGATGCCTGACATCGCGTTGCGCACGTGGAAGCCGGGGCTGAGGGTGGCGTAGGTCTTGAACAGGTTGGTCAGGGCGTTGAAGGTGCGCCCGAACAACTGGGGCTGCTTGTCCAGCACGGTGAGGTTCTGGTACATGGCAGCGATCCGGCGCTGCAGGATGACGTCGCCCTCCTTCAGCACGCCCTTGTGCATCGCCTTCCAGTTGTCGTTCAGGGTGGCGACCGAGACCTTGCCGAGTCGGCCCTCGTAGGCGGCAGTGACCATGGACTGCACCTGGCCACGCGTCATGTCCTTCTGACCAGCGAGCTCGAGGGCCTGGCGGTGGGTCTGCAGCAGGGACTCGGCGGCGTTGAGGCTCTCGTCGTCGAGGTTCGGGTTGGCTCGTGCCACTCCCTCGATGTCGTCGAGCGTGCTGAGCAGATCGGGGCGCTTGCCCTTCAGCGTGTTGGCCGCCTCCAGCTTGGGCACCAACTCGGCCGCCGTGGCTCGTTGCGCGCTGAGACGGTCGAGGTTCTGGGTGTCAGCGAGCAGCTTGGCCTGGACCGCGTAGCCCTCTTGCTCGAGCCTGGTGATCCGATTCATCGTCTCGTCACCGACGGTGTCACGCAGATCGGACAGGCCCTGATGGAAGTTCTGCGCCTCCTCGTAGGTCATCGTCCCGCCGGGCAGGGTGACCGCCGACTGCAGCTTGCGGTCGACGACCGACTGCGGCACCGTGCCCCGAGCAGCGCGGGTCTCCGCGATCTGCTGCTCGCGGCTGGCGATCTCGCCCTCGGTGGCGGCCAGGCGCTGGCCACGCAGGACGTTGTGGGATTCCTCCAGCGCGGCCATGCCCTTGAGCTGCTCGATGGCGGACTGCTCGGTAGGTACCCGTTGGCCACCGACCGTTACCTGCGTCGGGGCGTAGGGATCCTGGGGTATCGGACGGATGGCGGCGTTGGCGATCTGACGCTCTTGTGCGTGCTGGGCCAGCGCCTCTGCTCGGGCTGCCTCGTGGTCGGCCTGCTCCATCAGGACCTCGTGGGCCTTGGTGATTGGGTAGTGCTCGCCGCCGGGATTGAACTTGGCCTGCAGGGCGTCGATCTGTCCCTGTAGGACGCGACGCTGGCGGGTGTTGCGGACGGGGATGTAGTCAGCCTGCTCCGGGTCGTTGAGTCGACCACGCATCTGGCTGAGCTGGAACTCGTCACGCTGGTACTGGGCGGGCGTCACCATGCGCGTGCGTTGCGTGGGCTCGAGGCCAGCTTCGATGCTGGCCTGCTTATTGCGAGCGTCGGCCAGGGTCTGGCGAGCTTCGGGCGTCAGGCGTCCCTGCTCGGTGCGCGGAAGGCTGGCCCGGTTCTCGATGGTGTCGCGGGCCGCCTGGTGCTGAGCCTGGATCAGGGCTCGATCCTCATCGCTGTTGCCAGCCAGGGTCTGCAGCGCCCACTCGACGCGGTCCTTGCTCGGAGCAGGGACGCGGCGGGCTGCGTCCTCGACGGCATTGCGCTCCTTGCGGGCCACGTCGCGCAATGGGAACTCGAGCTTGGACTGGCGGACCGTTGCCTCTTCCCTCAACTCCCGGGGCAGGTCATTGATCCGCATCCGCAGGTCGTCACGGGTGTTGCGCAGCGTCTCGAGCCCCGACTGGAGGCGGTCGACCAACTTGCGGCGCTCCTTGGCCGCGACGCGCTTGAAGTACTGGTCCTTGTTGGCCAACGCCTCCTCGATGGCCGAGATGTCCTCGTTCATCCCAGCGTGGAACGCGGCGAGCTCGTGGACCAGTTGCCCCCGCTGGCCTTCGTTGAGGGCCTGGCCGGTGAACTGGTTGAACTCCAGGCCCGGACCGAAGATCTGCTCGAGGCGCTGCTGGCTCGCCTTGACCGAGTCCTCGAGACCGGGCAACAGCTTGTCGGCTTCCTTGGCCTGCTCCTTGAGTGGGGTGAGCATCGAGTCCCGCAGCTCCTTGAGCTGGGTGCGAGCTTCCTTGTAGACCGGGGCCACGTCCTGGCGGGCAGCCTTGGCGTAGGCCACACCCTGGTTCTTGAGTGTCTCGTTACGGGCCTCGGTCGCCGCCCGCGCTGCCTTCGACGACTTGGTCGAGGCGAAGTAGTCCTGCAGCTTGACGCCGCCTATTTCCTCGGGAATAGGCGGGCGCTCCGGCAACGGGTTGATGATCTCGCCGGTGGCCTGGTCGATGAAGTCAGCAGGGTTGTAGCCCCGCGCCGCCAGATCGGCCTCGGGGTACTGACGAGCAAGGATCTCGTTGTACTGCTGGTAGGCGTCCCACAGCGGGCCGGTCAGGCGCTTGCCCAGCGTGCCCTCGTCCGCGATCAGGCCGAGACCCCGCTTGGCCCCGGCGGCGCGACCGAGCGAGCCAAGGTACTGCTCGCCCATGCGCCGTGGATCGTCCTCGTAGAACTTGCCCTTGAAACTGGGGAACAGCTCCTTGAGCTTGGTATTGAGCTCGTCGATGCTGCCGTTCTCGACCGTCAGCTCCTGGCCCCCGATGTTGAAGATCCCAGCCGAGCCATCGGTGTTGGGCTTCAGCACCCGGGCGTGCTCGATGTGGGCCGAGCCCTCGAGCAGATCTTCCTTGACGATGTCGAGCTTCTTCTTGAAGGAGGCAACGAGCGGGTCGGACTCGTTGTCGGCCAGCATCCGGCGGAACCCCGGCGTCAGGATGTGGGGCAGGTAGCTGTCGGGATTGGCACCGCGGGGGATGGTGTCGCCGCTGATCTTCTCGTAGAGATCAGCCATGTCGCTGAACATCTGGTTGAGCGACGTGCGCTCAGGTGACAACTCGCTGGCCCGCACCAGCTCCTCGTTGGTTGCTCCCTTGCCCTTGTTGTAGACGTCCTTGATCCACGACGACAGGATCCGGTTGCCCTGCGACTTGAAGCTGCCCTCGCCCTGGCGATAGGCCCCCATCACCCGACCCATCAACGCGGCCTCGTCGGGCGTCATCTCCTTGGAGCCACGAGTCAGTGTGCGGTACGCCGCCTCGAATCCCTTCGGCCCCTGGGTGAAGCGGCTGATGAGTGGGATCTCTCGCGTGTCACGCGCTGCTCGCAAGGCGCCACCGAGTTGCGAAGCTCGCTCCGCGAAGGCGCGGGTACCAGGGATCGCGGGACCCTTCTCGGTGAAATAGAGGGCAGGTTCCGCGATCCCCAGTGCCTTGCGGGCCTCAGGCGACATGGCATTGAAGCCCCGCTGGCCACCACGAAGCCACTCGTCCCCGAACTTGGCTGCCGCTTCGGGATCACGAGCGAAGGCCTCGGAGATGAGGCGCACGCGATCGGCTCGACCGTGGATGGGAATCGGGCGTTGCGTCTGGCGCAACGCCTCCACCGCGGCGTCGCGCTCCTGAGCCAGGCGAGCCAGCGCTTCATCAGCACCAGGCAACCGTGACGCCCCCTCGGCTGCCGCCTCCTTGGTGGCCTGGCGCAGCGTGGTCTGCGCCGTCTCGGCCGCGCCCTTCAACGCTTCGCTGCCGCCACCCAGCACGCGAGCCGACGGGACCGGATTGACGTAGGTGACCGGGTCGAAGGCGACGTCACCGATCAGCCCGATGGCCCGATTGCGCCATTGGTTCTGGTCCTGCTGCAACAACTGACCCATCCCCAAGTCCGAGCTCGGGTTGAGTACCTCGTGGACGATGCCCTGCTTGGTGACCTTCTTGGCCTGCTCGGGGTCGATGTAGCCACCAGCCTCGGTGGACGTGAGGTACGACGCCGGGTTCCAGGCGTTGAGGGCGGCGAGCTTGTGGCCGAACAGCTTGTCGGCTGCCAGCCCGACGAGCCCACCACCGGTGGTGATGCCGACGACATCATGGACTGCTCGCTGCAGCGGCTCCGGTGCGTGCTGAGCGAACTCAGCCCCGGCGAACTCGATGGCCCGACGACCGACCCCGATGGCACCCACCGGGACCAACAGATCCTTCACTGCGGTTCCGAGAGCCTGCTTCCACCACGGCACATCGGGTTGGTTTGCCTTGGCCTGCGCCTTGGCTTCGTCCTCGCGTTGCTTCTGGGCCTCGGGTGAGTTCTGGAACACCCGCTGCAGTGCGTCCCAGTCGGTGCCACCTTGCTGGCGTTGCTGCAGCCGCGACACCGCGGGCGTTGCTCGCGTCGGCTGCATCGCTCGCGGTGCCTGGGCCTGCTGGGCCAGCGCGGTCGGCACCACCCGACCCGGCGAATAGCTCACCACCGCCGAGCGCTTGGGCTGCGCCTGCAGCGAGTTGATCCGCGCTGCCGCAACCTGAGCCAGGAGGCTGGGCATCTAGATCGGGAATCCCATCGCCCGCAGGCCGAGACGGCGCTGCATCGTGGCGTCCTGGTACGGCGTGGTGCGCGAGTTCTGGGCCGCCACGACAGCGTTGATGAAATCCTGGGTCCCCACCCCTTGGGCCACCGAGTTGCGGAAGCGATTGGTGTTGGCTTGCACGAAGCGACGATCAGCAGCCTGCTTGGCCGTCTGGGCCTGACCGACCTGGCGCGACGTGAGCGCCTGGGGTTGGCGACTGGTCGACAGCTTGTAGCCCTGCTTCTGCTGGTCCTCGGGGATCATGAAGTTGTAGATGGCGTTCTGCAGGTTGTGCAGCCCAGCGTTCTTGGTCGCCTCGTCCTGGTTCTTGAACATCTGGATGTTGCCCCCGCCTTGGTCGACCACCCACGGCTGGTTCTCCGGCTGGAGGCTGGCCTGCAATGGCGCCAACCACCCACCCATGGCCTGGGTCTGCTGCATCAACGCGTTGCCGGTCGGCGTCGGGGCCGGGCGAGCGGGAGGCAGCCCGGCGGTGACGTTGTAGTTGCCGAGGGGTTTGGTGCCGGTGATGCGGCCACCGAGGTTGATGGCCGGCGCGGTCTGGCGTGGCGGGGCGACGGCGGCCGCCGACTCGGGCAGCGCCTGCATCGCGTTGCGCAGACCCTGCGCCGCGGTGACCTGGCCGATCGCTTGCTGGTTGGCCTGGCGCCGTCCCTGCCAATCGGTGTAGGCCTGCTGCAGGTTGGTGTTGGTGACGTCGGCCTGGCGCGACGCGGTCTGGGCCTTCTTGAACTCGGTTTCGGCATCAGCCTGACGAGCCAGTTGATCGGCGTAGTCCTGACGCCCGGTGGGCATGTAGGTCTGCTCGAACATCTGGGTGTACTTGGGATCGGTGTAGCGCTCGACCGGCGTCGGCAGCCCGGCGTTGTGGAAGCGCGTGGTGGCGTAGGACTCCTCCTGCGTCGGCGCCTCGGTGTAGGTCTTGCCGGTCGAAGGGTCGGTCCAGCCCGCGTCGATCGCTGCTTGGTCCTCGGTCGACTTGGAGAACAGGTCGGAGGCGAACGACGTCACGGCCTTGGTGTCGTAGGCCGAGACGGCCTGCTTGGCCGCCGTGCCAGTCGCCTTGGCGGTCGAACCCGACGTCGGGTCGTAGCCGAGTTGAGCAGCGAGCTGGGCCTGCACTGGATCCTGCTGGTAGGTGTTGGCAGGTAGCGAGTTGATCAGCCGCTGCTGTTGATCCTTCTGCTGCTGGCTCGCCGTCACCGTGGCCGGTGCGTTGACCTGGGCCCACAGATCCGACAGCGCCTCGTCGTCGGTCATCCCCTTGCCGCCCATCGTGGTGGGTAGCATCCGCTGGGCGAGGAAGGCGCGATAGCCGGTGCCCGAGGCGTAGCGCTTCAACACGTCGAGGTTCGGCGTCTTGACGACCGTCGTGGGCATCGTCACCTTCGGGGCGAACACGCTCGGGTCGATGGCGCCGGGGCCGAACATCCCCGCCATCCCCAAGTCCATGTTGGAGCTCGTCAGGTCCTGGGCCAGGTTCAGCTGCGCCTGCGCCTGACCCAGGTCGAACGGATCGAGCTTGCCTGCCGACGTGAACTGGGGAATGTTGACGCCGCCCATGTAGCCGGTGAGTGCCATCGACGAGGGATCGAGGCTGGGCCCAACACCACCGGTGTCGCCCATCTGTGAGGTGTCCTCGGTCATGGGGGAGTTGTAGGTGAAGTTGAAGATCTGCTGCTGATCCTGCGGGCTCAACTGGTCGAAGGCGTTCTGCCACTCCAGCGAACTGGGGTCAGCGCTGGTGATCGTGTCGAGCGGGGACTTCTGCTTGGCCATGGCTCACCCCAGTCCCAGCGAGGCCAGGCTCGGCGGCGTCAGACCTGGCGACTTGATCAGCTCGGGCAGCAGGCCCAACAGGGCCTGCATCTCGGCGTTGCGATAGCTGTTGGTCGCCGCCTGGTTGGTGTCGGTGACCTGGTTGGCCCGCTGCCAGTTCTGCAGCGCCTCCTGCTGGGCGATCTGCTGTTGCATCTGGTAGTCCTCGTAGGCCCGCTGGTCGGCCGCCTGCTGCCACGCCGACTGGGCTTGGGCCTGGCCGATGTTGAGGCCGAGGCGTCCGCCCTGGGCAGCGGCGCGGATGGCGTCAGCAGCCTGGTTGCCGTAGAGCTGAGCGTTGGCGAGGCGACCACGCTGGGCGATGTCCTCGTTGCCAGCCAGCGTGCGCCACAGGCTGCCGAAGGCTTGGTCGGCGTTCTGGGCCTGGTTGTAGGTCCCCGCTGCCACACCAGGGTTCACCCCTTGCGACTGCAACATCCGCTGCATCCCGAGTTGCGTGGTACCGGGAGCGTTGCCCGCCGTGGCGTACTGCAGGTTCGGGTTGTTGAAGGCGTTGGTGTAGTTGGTGTTGAGGAAGTTGAGCATGTTCTGGGTTGCCGTCGCCGCGGTACCCAGATCGGTCTGCTCGCCCTGGTTCAACTGGCCCAGCGCGTTCTGCCACATCGATGGGTCGAAGGCCCGCATCGGCATCCCGGCGTAGTCGGGCAGGTCCAACGTGGTGGCCGTTGCTCCGGTGGGGGCACCCCCCTTCAACACCGAAGCCGCCCAGTCGAGCTGGCTCTGGTTGAGGGTGGGGAGCGCGGCAGCACCTCCGCCACCACCACCCCCACCGGAACGACGGGAGCTACCACCACTCGAGCCGCCCGACGACCCGACGCGCACGGAAGCAGTCGGAGCTCGCGTCTGAGTGGCGGGTCGCTGTTGCGCCATGATGTTGGCGACTCGAGCGATCTGCGCCTTGGCCTGGTCCTGGAACGACGCCGGGTTGTAGGCCTGGTAGCCCGCAGCCTGGTTGGCCGCGGCAATGGTCGCCGCGTTGCGAGCATTGAGCTGATTGGTCGGGCTGTTGGGCGACTCGTACTCCATCGAAGGCCCGCCGCCATACCCGTAACCGGCCATTAGATGGAACCTCCCAGCGCACCGAGGTAGGGCCTCAGCGCCTCGATCGCCATCGCCGCGTTGGCGATGTCGTTCTGCTTGGACTGCTCGAGCGCAGCCATCGAGTTGTTCAAGTAGGCATCGAGCTGCGCCGCCTGCAGGTCATAGTTCTGCGTCTCCTGGGTGGCGTCCTGCTGGGCCCGCCCGTAGTCGCGCACGTAGTCACCGAGGTAGCTAGCCATCGACCGACGCATCACGCCCGAGTTGATCCCCGAGCCCGCCATCCCCCGCTGCCCGAAGCTGGCTCGGTAGTCCGGGAGTTGGCGATTGAACGACGTCGTCAGATCGTCCACCGTCCGCTGTCCCCGCTGCTGGGAGAGGAACCGGCCGTAGGCGTTGGTCGCCCGGTCGGTGTTGTAGCGGTACTGGAGATCGGCTTGTTGGGTGTTGTACCCGGCGACGTCGGCAGCCATGGCTAGTGGGCCCTGATGATGAAGGCCACCCCGAGGTAGGGCGGCAGGTTGGCGTTGGTGGCATCGACACCGGTTGACCCGCTGGCCCCGCTGAAGGCAGGGAGGTCGACGCCGTGAGTGTGGAAGGCGTTCTGGCTGCCGGTCGTCAAGGAACGATCAGCAGCTCCGGTCCAACCGTTCACTGCGTGGGCGTGATCGCTGCCCGTACCCCCAGTCCAGGCGATGCCGCCGAACGGAGTGATGCTCCAGTCAGCGATGTTGGCCTCGCCGTACCCGCCGGGCTGAGACAGGTCGGTGGTGCCACGCATGAGGTGCTGGTGATCGGCGTTCTGACCGCCCGTCCAGATGTCCACCCGGTGGAGGTGGTCGACGCCAGCGTGCTGGTGCCATCCCGCCTCGGTGCCGGACACGACAACAGGATGGTCGTGGTCAATCGGGTGGGTGTGGGCAGGGACCGGGGCGTCAGCCACACCGCCCCTGGATCCGACCGAGCTCGAGCCCATCATGAAGCGGCTGTCCATCATCTGGGGCACGTTGAAGTGACCGGTCGACGGCGTCCCCGTCACGAAGTTGGTGCCGATGACCGCGAACAGATCGGGGTAATCGGCGGTCTGGTATTCGGCGCCGTCACACAGCAGCCACTTGCCCCCGACCGGCACCACGTTGGCGCCGAAGGGCAAGATGATCCCGATCGGCAGCACCAAGTCGACGTACTGCTTGGGGGCAGCGTCGAGAGGCGAGACCGGGTCGCCAGCCAGCTTGAGCTGTTGGCGCATGGCCACCGTGCCATCGCGCTCGATCAGCTCTTGGTTGATGTGCTGCTCGGTCTTGGAGAAGTTGGCCTCGACCGGGTTGGCATCGGCCGGTTGCAAGTTGGCCAGGTCGTAGGCGTAGTTGAGTTTGGTCACCGGAACCTCCGCATCACGATCTTGGCGACGATCCCGTCGACGCCCCAGCGTCGTTGCGGCGTGCTCGGAGCCAACCGCACGCGCATCTGCACCGCCTTGGCCAGGCCCATCGAGCCCGCTCGCTGCAGGGTGGCCCCGGCTTGCGTCTCGCCCCAGTCAGCCCCCCGCCCGGATGGATCCTGCTTGCCACCCTCGGTCCAGTCGAAGCCACCCTGGTCGTGATCAGCGAAGCCACCCTCGGTCCAGTACGACGAACCGACGGCCCGCAAGTGCAGGGTGCGGGTGCGGGCGACCTGGGTCTCGTTGTAATCGCGGTAGGTCTCGATCAGCAGGTCAGTGTCACGTGGAACCTGGCGGCAGATGAACGTCGGACGGCGCCACGACTTCTTGCGCTCCGGCCATCCGGCGTGCAGCCAGCGGGTGCGGTAGTAGGCATCGAACGGTCGACCAACCCCTCCAGCGGCGGAGACCAGGATGCTGTCGCCGGTCCCCGTCACCAGCTCGTTGGAGCCATCGGCGGGCGGCGTGGCGGCCAGCACGAAGTCCTTGTCCAAGATGTCGTAGCCGATGTCGAGGGCGTCGAGGGTGACCATTGCCGCGGTCTGGGTCGACCAGAAGGCACTGAGCGGGAAACGAGCCTGGACGTCGGAGCCATCGAGGATCGGGCCGGGACAGCCGTAGTTGGAGCGGTACATCGTCCACGCTCCGCCCTGGCCCACGTCGGGGTCCATCACGAATACCGACGAGATGTCGGTGGTGGCCCCGACGTTGTGGACCCACGGCACGCTGACCCACAACCGCCGCCCGGCCCACGACACGAACACCTGCTCGTAGCCGGTGATCTCCTCGAACGCCGGACGCAGGGCCTCGGAAATGTAGACCGGCTGGTCGCCGTTGTAGCCGTACATCCCGTTGCGATCGGAGGCCGAGAAGAAGTAGCACGCCTTCTCGCTGCGGGTCACGCCCATCGGACCGGGCAGGCCGACCGAGCTCGAGACCTTGACCAACTGCCACGAGTTCTCGTCGTAGCCGTAGAGGGCCCACAGCGAGTTGGTCTTGAAGATCAGCAGGTGGTCCTGGAACGACAGGATCGCCGTGACCCGTCCGCCGCCAGCCTCGATGTCGATGAAGTCGTCAGCCCGCCAGGCATCGGGCTGCAGCGGATGCGACCAGCGCAGCCGCGACCAGTGGTAGTCCCCGTCATCCCAGATGCGCGCCGCGAACATGTAGGACCCGTGGGTCTCGACCATGCCGCAGCGGGGGAAGCAGCCATAGACCGGGGCGTCGACCTCGGAGTAGGTCTGGGCCAACGGGGTGATGGCGAAGGTGGGCGACACCCGCACCGGGATGTTGTCCATGCCCGGCGCCACGTAGACGTCGTCACCCCAGGCTGCGAAGTCGGCCTGGTGGTTGACCGCCGTGCAGTTAATAGTCCCGAGCTGACTGAAAACAGCGTCGCCGCTCGCCACGTAGACCTTGTGGTTGTTGACCACGAAGACGTTCTGCTCACCGTTGCCCTGGTTGAGCACGAAGGTCGAGACCGGCCGCCACTGCTCGAGGCTGGTGTCAACGATGTCGTCCTGGTTCCAGCGGCGCCAGCCCTTGCGGGTGAAGAAGCCACCGCGAGGATCGATGTCGACGTTGAGCAGGTCCGGCGACTCGTCGTCCGCCAACTGGAACTGCGAGCGACGAAGATTCAGCCCACCCACGAAACTCGTTATATTTATTGGCTCGAGCCTATTCACCATGCTAGCTTGAACTCCATGGGGAATCGAGGACCACGCCCAGAACACTTCCTGTACTTCATCCGCCACGTCATGGAGCCCTCCGAGGGCTGCCGGACCTGGCCGTACCCAACACTCAACGGGTACGCGGCACTACGCCTGAACGGCGTCACCGTCCGTGCCTCGATCCTGACCTGCGAGGCCTGGCATGGTCTCGCCCCCTCGGTTCGACACCAGGTCGCCCACTCATGCGGCAACGCCTCCTGCTGGGCAGGCGAACACCTGAGGTGGGCCACACCCGCCGAGAACGAAGCCGACAAGATCGCCCATGGCACCGCCCATGTCGGAGCTCGCCACCCGATGGCCAAACTCTCCGATAGCGACGTGCTGACGATCCGACGTCGTTTCGAGGACGAGGACATCACCAAGACCGCGCTCGCCAAGGAGTACGACGTCACGGTCCAGACGATCCACAACATCATCAAGCGACGCAACTGGACCCACATCTAGCCGTCCCAGCCCGGCGGTGGTGGGTTGATGACCCACGGAGCAACGCCGCCGATCGGCGCACCACCATGCAGGACGAGGGGCCGATGGCGCACCGGCTCCATGATCATCTTGAGCTGCTGGCGCAGGTCGCGATCCCAGCGCGCCAGGTAGACCCCCTCCAGCACGTCGTCTTCCTGCTGGGCGTAGGTCAGCGAGATGGCGAACCAGCACAGCGTCATGTGCAGGCGGGCATCGAGGTCGGGGATATCCGAGGCCCCGTTGCTCCACACCGGCTGGCGGTAGGCCCGGAGCTGGAAGTCAGCCGAGATGCTGGGGTCCAAGTTGGGCCACAGGTACATCTGCCCGCCCCACACCGAGTAATAGATCGGGGACCCGGTGCCGATCATGGTGGTCGGGGCGAAGAGGTCCTCGGCATTCTCGTGGTTGATCGCTACCAGCCGATATCCGTCCGCGAGCGACAGCACCGACATGATTGATGGGACATTGAGATCGGCTGGTAGCGAGATCGTCGAAGAGGTCGGGACCTTCGACACGGTCCACGTCTTCTCGTAGCGGGGCCAACGATTGTCGGCCGCCATCGTGCGGTCGAACGCTTCTTGGAGGTACGGGTCCAACAAGGCGTCGGGCAACTCCTCGTCATCCATCTCGAGGTGGTTGCGGATGAACGTCTTGAGATCGAGGACGTCCATCAGCCCTTCAGCCCCCTGCCCGGCGTATGGAAGATGCAGTAGTCAGTGCCAATGACCGGGCGAGCCTGGCAGGCGCCGTCCTTGCCCAGGCACCCGTAGTTCTTCTTCTTCGGCTCCGGTGGTCGGTAGGGCGCCGTGGAGAACAAGCCAGCAGGCTTGATCGTCTCGCTCGCGCCAGGACTGTTGATCCGTGCTCGCCCCGTCACCGGGTCGCCCCAAGCTTGGTCAACTCGCTGGATGTCGCCCCCGTCGCCTCGATTGGCAACGTGGACCGGGGTGAAACGCTCAGTCCCCACGGCGCCCTTCCTTCCTCCTATTCCCTGGGGAATAGACCTAGCTGACGTGCTTCCAGGTATGGCCCTTGACGATCATGTGGATACACGTCGTACTGACGCCGTACTTGTCAGCGAGGACACCAAGTGAAGTGTTGCCACGTCCGGGGACGTAGCTCGCACGGATCTTCTTCACGTCATCCTCGGTGAGGGTCGAATTACCGTTGCGCTCGCCGGACGCCGCGGTTCCGTCAACCCACTTGTCACGCATGTTCTCGGTGTGCGTCGCCCAGCGCAAGTGCTCGCCCGCCCAGCATGACGAGTTGCCGCAGCTATGAGCCGCCAGCATCCCCGCCGGACGAGGACCGTGCCAGCGCTCGCAGACCAGGCCATTGAGCCTGGTGAGCCTGCCGCGGTACATGAGCTGGCCGTAGCCCTTCGCCAGGGTGTACGGCCAGATTCGGCATCCATCGCTCGGCTCCATGACATGGGCCTCGAAGTACTCCAGGGGCAGGTTTGGTCGTGGCATCCCTTGACTGTAGCACGATTCATCGTCATAATGCTATGAGAAGGTCGCGCCGGTGATCTTGAAATTCCTACGCCTATTCCGAGTTGTCGTGTTTCCGTAGGTGGTGATGAAGCTGACCCGAGCGTCGATGGCGTTGGCGGCCGGAGCAGCAGCCGAGGAGCCAGGGTTGGCGTTGGGGGTCGAGGCCGTCGAGCCCGAGAGGTTCGACGTGAACGGCGACTGCGTGAAGTTGCGGTCCGAGTGCAGGGTCAGCCCGACGTACTTCGAGTTGAGCCCGAGAGCGGTGCCATCGGCGCAGTCCGGATCCCAGTAGATCGGCACGTTCTTGAACATCAGGTTCTGGAACCCGAGGTTGGCCTTGGTCGTGTCGGTGTAGCGGACCTGCGGCGTCAGGCTGGCCTCGTAGGCCTCGAACCATCCCCGCCCGGCGAAGATGGCGTCGACGTGCTCAGAGCCACCATCGCTGGCCAGCATGTACATGTGACGCAGCACCCGCTCCACCTCGCCGCCGTCATACGGTGACGTCAGCGCGGTACCCGGCATGGTGATGGCCCCACCGACAGCATCGGTACCGGTGTTGGCGGTGGCGTCCCAAGTCGGGGAACGCCACTGGTTCTCCGGAGCCGGAGCCGCCGCCGGGGTGATGCCACCGGCTGCCGCCGTGGCGTCGATCAGCGTGGTGAACGGGGTGAAGTCAGTCGGCAGGGCGGCGCCACCGCGGGTGCCGTAGATCATGGCCGACAGCACGTTCTTGAGTGTCTCCTCGGCCTGCATCACCTTGGCCTCGAGCAGGCTGATCATCTGCTCCTTGCCATTGTTCTGGGCCTCTTCGAGACCGCTGATGATGATCGTCGCGTAGAGCTGACGCCAGGCGAACTGGGCAGCGGAGATCCCCGCCACCGCGTTGACCTGGATCTGCTGCCACGGGCCGTACGAGTTCGCCTCGCCCGGACCGAGCAGCAGGGGCTCGACGATGGAGATGCCGCCATCGAGCGTGCGGACCCGCCCGTTGCTCATCAAGTACTCGAGCAGCGGACGGGAGTTGAAGATGTTGTCCGTCAGCGACTTGCGATAGTTGTGCATCGTCGTCGACAGAATCGTGTCCCAGGTAGCTGGGGTATGACTGGCGAGCGCCACGTTGATCCCTTTCGGAACGCGCTCAGCCTTCGTGCTGCAGGAGTGCCGCCTCGATGGCCTCGCGGATGGTCATGTGTCCACCGGGGTCGACCACATTGGTGAGACCATTCGCGCTGGCGCCGCTCGAGATGATCTGGGAGGCGGAGGCCTTGGCTGCCGTCCGTCGGGCGTCTTCGGCTTGCTTCGCTTGTTCCTGGGCCTGCAGGGCCTGGACTCGGGCGTTGATCTTCTGGAAGGCCATCGACTCGTAGATCATCGGGAAGGCGTTGACCCCCAGCCCGTGCTGGTAGGCCATGTTCACCACATCGCGGATGTCGTCATCCGTAGCTTGATACGACCCCCGCAACCCTCCGATGGCCTGGCTGAGCGCGTCGTCAGCTTCCCGTTGGGACATCCGCTCCTCGAGCCGCAGGCGCGCATTGCGCTCCTCAGCCAAGGCTCGCTCCAGCGGGTCGGCGTAGTCCGGCTCCGGCTCCGGTGAGGGAGCAGGCTGCTGGCCGATGCCGTAGCGCTGGGCGAGGATCTGCAGCGTCATCGCGGGGTTGGCTTCCAGCGCACGCTGGAGGTCAATCCCGTACTTCGCTTCGTCCCTCAGGCGGGCGGTCTCCTGGGACTTGCGGGTGTAGTCAGCCTCCCGGCTGTAGCCCCGCTTGAGCTCCGAGTAGGAGACCTCGACGTCTTCACCATCGACCTTGACTCGGTCGTACCGGTTGTCCGGGTCGTCGACTTCGACGTACTGACGTGGCGGCTCTGGTTCGCCACCTTCAGGTTGCTCGGCAGCTTCCGCGATGTCCCCGCCAGCTTCGACGGGATCGCTTGCTCCCTCTACTCCCTCACCGGGAGATTGATCCATCGACAACGGAGTTCCTCCTGGGTGTGCTCCTGTCGTTTGGTAGTAAACACCACGTCACCCAGTGTGGTCTAGGGCACGGGGGCACCATTGCTCATCGACATCGCTGCCATCTCCCGTGGCCCCATGGTGGCCGGGGCCGCAGCCGCCTCGGGCGCTGGCGGCTGCTGACCCCCGGCAGGCGGCAAGGCAGCCATCTGCTGTTGCTGGTTGGGATCCATCGACGGGCCACCCTGCCCAGGAGCGTTGACATCCTGGGGCTGGGCAGTGGGATCGCCCTCTTGGGGCTGACCGCCACCGGTGATCTTGTTGGGCATGATGAACATCGAGGCGTCCTTGACCCCGAAGCCCTTCTGCAGCACGTGCATGTAGAGGGTCACCGGGTTGGCCACGCCCATCTGCAGGAACGGCATCGAGCTATCGACCAACTGCAATGCCGACTGGCGCCGGAACGTCTCGTTCTGGGGCTCGGTCGAGCCCGCCTGCACGCTGTAGTCGAACTCGCCCTGGATGAACTCGGCGTCGTAGGTGACCCAGTTCTTGCCCGGCATGGTAACGATGCGGGCCACCTGCTCGCCGGTCATGAACTGCTGCATCAAGCCGATCACCCGCTCCCCGAGCTGGGACAGGATCGACTCGATCTTGGCCAAGCGATCCTGGGCCCGAGAGTTGGCGGCGTCTTGGATCATCGCCGCCTCGGTGGCGGTGCGCTTGATCGCTGTCTGGCCTGCCCCGCGTTGGTAGTCGCTGACCCCCGAGACCCGGTCGATGTCCTGGGTGATCAACCCCGACTGGTCGTAGAACTCCGAGGGCGTGATCACCGCGGGCATGGCGATGATCGTCTTGTCCAAGTTCCCGTCCGACATCGCCGGGATCATCGTGTTGTCGATGTCGGACTCGAGAGCCTGGATGCCATCGCGGTCGAAGGCGTCACGCTCGTAGATCCACTTACGCTGGAACCGCTTGCGGTGGTTCATCATCTGGGAGCGAGTCTGGTTGAGCTCGAGCTGCAGGGACTCGATCTGGCACACATCACCCAGCGGGTAGAAGTGATCGGCCACCTCGTAGTTGCGCATCATCACGAAGGGCTGACCCATCGCGTAGGGCATCGGGCGGGGCTTGATCAGGAATCCCGATTCCTCGCCGGTGTCCTCGGAGTCGAGGGCGAAGGTCGCCACGATGCGCCGCTTGATGTCGTAGTACTCGATGATCTCGCAATAGCTGCGGGCTCCCTTGTCGGGCTTGTCGTCGCGGGCATCAGAGTCGCCCTCGGAATCCGACCAACGACTCCACGACTTGGCCGAGACTTTCTTGCGGGCTGTCGCGGAGTAGCGGTCATCGACCTGCACGTCCTGGATCGGACGCCACGTGCGCTGAGCAATCCAGGCCATCTCCTTGGGGTGGCGAGCATCGGGGTCGACGAACATGTCGAAGATCGAGATGCGCTCGATGAACGGTCGATCGTCGTAGACGTTCATCTCTGACTCGACGTTGCCTGCTACGTCGTCGCGGTCATCGATACCGTAGTTGGCGCCGGAGTCAGGATCGCTGCCCTGTTGGGCGTCGGAGAGCTTCTCCTCGGGTGGCTTGACGAACTTGTAGCCACACTTCACCCAGCCGTGGCCGACGACCAACCAATCGTTGACGGCCAAGCGGAACTCGTCCTGGTATTTGTAGGTCTGCCAGACGTAGTTCAAGACTTCTTCGGTGATCACGGCCTGTGGTGCGGTATCGGGCTTGCGGGCGTTGACCACGAACTTCGGGTTGTTGACGGCAACCGACGGGGCCATCGTGTTGATCGTCGAGAACACCAGGTTGACGATGAGCTTATCGCCTGCCACGTTCTGGTCGTACTGCCTGCCCTTGTACAGGTCGATGTAGCGCTTCCAGTCGTCCTCGTACTCTTCCTGGGAGCGCCAGCGCTTCGATCGTTTGATCTCGTCGCGCATCAGCTTCAGGAGCGCCGACTGCTTCATCGCCATTCTTGACTCCCCAAGTGCGCGTAGCGCTTGTTGTCGCGGACCTCACCGACGTGCTCGTTCAAGAACTCGGCGTTGGTGCGTTCGGAGAAGTTGTGCCGTCCGTAGAGGAAGCCGCCACCACGGAAGCCGAACCCGACGGTCGCGACTCGACAGCGGAAGCATGTATCCGATTGGGTCTCGGCCTCCTTGATCCCGCAGTCGATGCAGATCACGCGTGGATCCCTGCCGCCCAGGCACTGCCCGTCCAGTTGAAATTGAACGTGCCGATGGTGATCTTCTGGCCAGTCGTCCAGTTGGTCTGGGGCGAGGCCACGTAGCCCAAGCCGACCAACTTCGCCGCGTTGGGAGCATCGGAGGCAGTGACATTGGGGTCCGCCGGGTAGACGACGCCGTTGGTCGCCTTGTTCTTGGGCGGCACGTAGGTGCTGCCCTGGGCCTCGCCCCACGTCGGGTGGGGCGTGTAGTCGTAGCCCCGCACGTAGTAGCGGACGTTGGGATTGCGCTTGGTGAAGCGCCCCGTCGCTGGCGGTCGTTGCAGGTCGAGTCGAGACGTCATGCTCCCTCCCGGTACTTGGGTTTGATCACATAGTTAGGGTCACGCACCCAGCGCTCCCCGATCGCCTTCGGTTCCCCGAAGCGCATCCCCGGCGCGTCCTGCTCGAGCGGCATGTCGCCGTAGAGCTGACGCTCCATCCATCCCATCGTCCCCGGCCCCGGCTCGCGCTGAGGCTGGTACTCCTTCAACCAGACATGGTGGAGCATCTGGTTGGCGATGGCCAGGCTGATGACGCGGTCGTCGAAGGGTGAGCCGGTCATCTTGTTGGCATCGTTGCGGACGAAGGTCCGTAGCTCGGCCAGGGTCTCGGCATCCCACAACCGCAGCGATCCGTCGCGCAGGCCCTGGTTGAGCTCGTCCATCATGATCGGCTTGGTCACCTGCGAGGTCCGGTAGCCCATGATCTGGGTCGGTACCGAGCGCTTGTAGCGGGGCGAACGCTGCATGTACAGGGGGTGGTAACGGGCCCGGCGCAGGGCGGTGAGGCTGGTCAAGCCGTGGTTGTTGTTCTCCACGCCGATCAGGGCGTCGCCGTACCAGCGACCGAGCGGGGCCAGCACGTCAGTGCCGAACAGATCGGGGTCGATGCGCCCGTGCCAGTGGGCCACCACCTCGCCGTTGCGGGCGTTGATCACGTGGGCGCTGGTGAAGTCACCGTGCTCCATCCCCTCGGCCGGGTCGGCGCCGATGACGTAGCGGCCCTCGGGGTAGGGGAACGACCAGATCCGCAGCGGCCCATCGTCCTGCTCGAGGAATTGCCAGGAGCGGTACTTCTCCAAGAAGCCTCGCTTCACCGGCGGGGCGGGCTCGATCTTGCGCAGGACCTGGAGCGAGAAGACCGGACGGCCCGACTTGAGGAAGGCATCTTCCGGGTTATCCGGGTACTCCTGGGCCATCTGCCACTCCGGCAGGTCGGCCTTCTTGGTCTCGTACCAGGCTTCGTCGCGCCCGTTGACCCACCACGGGTGGAACATCGACGCGAAACGGTTGTGACCCGTGGTCGCCCCCACCCACAGCTTGTGGAACAGGTTGCCCTCACCGTTGGCCGTCGACAGGGCGATGACCCGACCACCGACATCAGCGATCGGCTCGATCGAGGCCCACGCCTCGTCCGAGTTGGGCAGGTAGGCCAGCTCGTCAACCACAGCGAGATACACCGACTCGCCACGAGCAGGATCACTTGCGCTGGGCAGCGACTCGATGTAGCTCTCATTGGCGAACTCCATCTTCGTCTGGGTGAAGTTCGACGGCGGGCCGCGGAACTTCATCCAGTCGGGCAGGAACCGGTAGCCGTACTTCGCCTTCTGCAGCAACTTGATGGCGTCGCGCTCGGTACGCGACAACATAATGACGACCTTGTCGCTGTAGAAGAAGCTGAGCCAGAACGCGTAGGTGGCGACGAGGGTGGAGAAGCCGAGCTGACGAGCCTTCAGCATCAGCGAGTAACGCGATCGCATCCACAAATCAACTGACTCCACCTGGGAATCGAACAGGTCGAAACGGATCCGACCACGCTCCGGGTGCTTGATGTACCAGTACGTCAGGCAGAAATACCGGAATGCCTCGAGCTGTTCTTCGGGCGTAGCCCCCTCCCGGGGAGCACACTTACGCCATTCACGTTCTTGGAGGAGATCGTTGATGTCCATTACGTGTTCGGTCCAACGTCCTCGACGTAGAACAGGGTGGCGCCGGGATACGACTGGTTGTCGGTGTAGACATCCAAGCGAGCGTTTGACGACTGCATCACCACATTGAAGGCATGATCAGTATTGTCACCATCGAGAACCCACTGCTGGCTGAACCCCTCAAATATCCCGGCAACGTAGAAATGGCGCTCACCCCACGGAGTACTCGGATTGATGCTGAGACGCACGCCGGAATCAGCGGCGGCACCGTTGCCGGTCGAGACGGCTCGACAGCAGAAGAACACCCGGTAGCGCCGCCCCACGTTGAGGTGGGCGTTGAGCGTGTTGGTCACGGTACCCCACACACCAGGACCACCAATCGACGTCGGGGCGCCACCATTGCCACTACCGACAGCGATGATACCGAGGGCGCCGTTGCGCGCATCCACGTACTGCTTGGTTGCCGCCTGCAAAGCAGTGCTCGGATCGGCCGGGAGCACGACCGGCACGGTGCTGGTGGCCGCAGTATCGGTGACTGTGAAGCGCACCGCGCTGGGGGAACGAATGATCGTGCTGCGAGCACCCTGCAACACCAAGTCGGTGTTCGACGGACCGGCCTGAACGTAGAACCCATCGGGTCCGGTACTCATCGACCCCATTGCTTGGAACGACCCACCGAGGTACAGGTTGACGACCGGTCCGTAGCCGTACTCGTCCTTGCTGCGCAGATCGAGAGTGGTGTAGACGCCCGAAGGCAACTGGGCCCCGTTGTTGCCGATCACCACCCGACCGCCCTGTGGTTGCACAACGAGGTCGCCGTTGTTGGGTGGGCCGCTGATCCCGGTCTGGAACTGACGACTCATGCCAACACCACGATCCGATAGGCCCCGGCGGCCGGAGCGGTGGTGAAGCGGACGGTCACCGTGTTGATGTCGGTGCGTTCAACATCGGTCTCGACCGTGTCCCACGGCGTCGTCATGCGATACACGTTGACGACCACGTCCCTGGTGGCGAAGTTGTGGGCAACAACTGTCGAGGTTGCTGCCGCACAGTTGACGGCGAAACGCTGGCCAGATCCCGCCGCACCCTGTGGACCCTGAGGGCCCGCTGGCCCCATGGGCCCGACAGGCCCAGTTGCTCCCGTTGGACCTGCCGGGCCCGTCGCCCCGGTGTCGCCGGTCGCACCAGGCGGTCCCTGAGGACCAGCAGGACCCTGTGGCCCCTGGGCCCCAGTGCCCGCGGTCCGCAGCCCGAGTTGCACCATGGCGTTGTTGGACGGGCTGAACCCGGCGGTGGACTGGCTCGAGAAGGACACCGCCAACTGCAGCCACGAGTTGTTGTTGTTGGTCGGTGCCGCGGTCAGCCTGTACTTGATGGCGTGGCCGAGATCGTCGCCTTCGTAGATCACGATCTCGTCCCCGGCCTGTTGCTGCAGCACGCCGGGATGCGCTGCTTCGTTCAGGTCATACAACGAGATAGCCAGCATCGTGACCGTGGTGTAGTCAACGCCAGCAGCCCGGATGTAGCCATGACCGGGATCAACCATCGCGGTCTGGTTCGACCAGCGATAGGGATACTGGATAGCGCCACCACCACCGTGCTCCAAGATGGCGAGCCGTCGCTGGAGGTCGAAGTCAGCCCGCCGCGCCGAAGACGACCGAGTCTGGGGTTGGTAACCGCTCTGGCCGTTAAACGTCATCGCGTGCCACTGCCTCCCGGGCCGCGGTCTCGGCAATCAATTCCGCGAGCTCGACATCGCTGAGCTCGCGGGCGTTGACCGAGACATCGACGCGGGTGGGGGCGACACCCTCGACAGCCAATCGGTACTCCTTGGCCGCGGCCACCTGGCGGGGATCGGTGCGATCGGTGGCGGTCTCGTAGAGCTGGTCGAGCACCCGTTGCATTCGCTCCGGGCTACCGACGGTCTTGCGGTAGCGCCGCTGCCATTCCTCCAGGAACTCGGGATCCTGCTTCCACTTCACCAATGCCTGGGGGTGGACGCCGAGCATGGGAGCCAACTCGTATTGATTGGGCGGATCGCGGTCCTCCTTGATCGTGCACAGCCAGTCCAAGAACCGCTGCTTGCGATGATCAGTGGCGAGGGGGATCCGCTCTCCCATCGAGGGACAAGTATGGCCCATCTATTCCCCGAGGAATAGGTGGGTGGTAGAGAATATCAACCTTGACACCACCCTACCTACCTGCTATGATGGTTGCATGGTGACAAGACAGGTGAATCGCAAGGATCCCCGCTGGATCAGCGTCCAGCTCAACGTGCGAATGCCGTTCTGGTTCAAGGATCAGCTCGAAGCTGAGGCCGAGAACCAGCACGTCTCGACCAACGCGTTGGTGCTCGACGCCCTCGAGCGGGTCTACAAGCCGCAGGAGCCGAAGGACTGATGCGCCTCGTTGGTGTGGATCCCGGCATCCATGGCGCCCTGGCCGTCTACGACCACGGCGATCTGGAGTCGGTGCATGACATGCCGGTACTGGATGGTCAAGCGGATGGTGGCGCGCTCGGTGAACTCTTCGAGGAATGGCTCCCCGACATGGTGGTGGTGGAGCGAGTGCAGGCGATGCCCAAGGTCGGCACCGTCGCCTCGTTCTCCCTCGGCATGAACTACGGGATCGTCCTCGGAGCAGCGACCGCGCTGTCGCACCCCTTGATCACACTGAGACCCACGGAGTGGAAGAGGAGGATGGGGTTGATCGGCAAACCAAAGGAGGCATCGCGGCGCCTGGCCATCGAGCTGTGGCCGAAGCACGCGCCGATGTTCAGGTTGGTCAAGCACGACGGGCGGGCCGAGGCGGCACTGATCGCTCGGGCCTACGCCTACCAAGCGGTACACACCGAGCACGCCGCGGGCTACCCGGGGGGAGGCGCAACGTGAGCGCCCTCACCGGTACCCCCTGGCTGGCCGTGCTGTCACGGGTCATGCGCTTCGGGGATGACGAGACCACCCGGGTCCTGGCCCAGATGCTCTACGACATCTTCGACCAGAGCACCGACCCCAAGGTCAGCCAGATCGCTGACTACTACGCCATGCGCCTGTTGGGGAGCCTGTCGTGATGGACCCGATGATCGACAAGCACCTGGCTGAAGCCCGCTACGCCCTGGGTCGCTGCATCGAGTTCGAGGGCTTCATCGCTGAGAACGGCTACGGACGCTGTTGGAGCAGGCTCCACCAGAAGATGTCCTCAGCCCACCGTGTGGCCTGGGAGGAAGCCAACGGTCCGATCCCCGGGGGGAAGGTCATCATGCACTCCTGCGACAACCGCCGCTGCGTGAACCTCGACCACCTCGTCCTCGGCACGCAGGCACAGAACATCCAGGACATGGTCGCCAAGAAGCGTCGTCGCTTCGATGGCGAACACAGTCCCCGACACAAGTTGACGCAGAGCGAAGTCGACGACATCCGGCATGACACTCGCAGTCGCAGAGCCATCGCCGCCGACCACGACGTCCACCACTCGACCATCACCGCCATCAAGCTGGGGAGGACGTGGAATGCCCTCGATCGACGTTGACGAGTTGTACGACGCCAACGAGCAGCGCAACGACTTCCGGCGAGCCAACGGAGCCCCCCTGGTCTCCGATCCCGAGGACTCCACCAAGACGCTGCGGTATTCCCGTCCTTCGAGCTACGCCAAGGTGCTGGACGACGAAGAAGCCCTCCATCAATGGAGGCTGTGGAAAGCCATGCAGGGGGTGGCTGAATCCAAAGCGCTGCAGATCGCCGTGGCCGGAGCTCGCGACGAGGACCGCGAGACCAAGAAGGAACTGCGCGAGAAAGCGCTCGACAAGGGGGCGGCCAACGAGAAGGCCGACCAGGGCACTGGGCTGCACGCAATGACCGCTCGGGTCGAGACGCCGACCGACACGTGGGAGCCCCCGGCACTGTACGAGCCGGACCTGACCGCCTACACGGCGTGCCTCGAGCGCTACGGGCTGGTCTCGGAGATGATCGAGGTACCGATCGTCAACGACGTCTGGCGGGCGGCCGGGACCGCCGATCGGATCTACCGCCTGACCAAGACGCTGACGCTGCCGACGGGCGAGCAGATGGTGGCGGGGACGCTGGTGGTGGGCGATCTCAAGACGGGCCAGAAGCTCGACTTCTCGCTGCCCGGCTACACGGTGCAGATGGCGATCTACGCCTTGGGCTCGCTCTACGACATCGTCAACGAGCGCCGGATGCCGACGCCAGCGATCGACGACCGCTGGACGATCCTGGTCCACCTGCCGGTGGGCAAGGCCCGCTGCGAGTTGCTGTGGTGCTCGATCGAGATCGGCAACTACGGGGCCTACCTGGCCCAGGCGGTGAAGGAGTGGCGCAAGAAGTGGAAGTCGGGCCACGACTTCTACGACGAGCTGCCGATCCCCGAGCCGATCGAGAACCTGCTGGCCGAGGAACTGGGCGCCTGGCGCCCGGCGCCCTCCGACCTGCGCGAGGAGATGAACGCCTGGATCATCGAGCGGGTGCGGGCCTGCGGGGCCCACAAGCTGGCTCGCCAGCGCCTCCTGCTGACGTGGCCGGAAGACGTGACGACACGTGGACCGTGGACAGAACTGGACATGGTCAAGATCTTGGATGGGTTGGATCGGGTCGAGGCAGAGTTCTCGATCCCCTTCCCCTCCGAGGACCCCAGGGCGATCTACCGTTCTGGGCACCGGGCGAATATGGATCGATCCAACGGATTCATGCTCGCCAATTAGCAACAAATGAATCAGGAGCAAAGGTTCAAATGAGCAATGACGTAGGAGATTTCCTCTTCGGGGGAACCGGTAAGGCTGCCAAGTTCGACGACTTGGGCGATCAAATCACGGGGGTCATCACCGACTGCCAGGTCACCCAGCAGACGTCGATGGAGGACAACACGCCGCTGACGTGGAGTGACGGCTCGCCGCGCAAGCAGCTGGTCATCACCATCCAGACCGACGCCCACGACGGCGACGACGACGACGGCCAGCGGCGGATCTTCGCCAAGGGCGGCCGCTACGAAGTCGCCCAGGGCTCGGGGACGTCGATGAAGGACGCCATCGCGGACGCCGTGAAGCGGGCCGGAGGGCGCACGGTGGAGGAGGGCGGCACCCTGACCGTGGCCTTCACCGGGCTGGGCAAGAAGACGAACCGGGGCTACTCGGCCCCGAAGCTGTACAAGGCCCGCTACGAGGCGCCGACCA